AATTAATCTTTTTAAATATAATCTCTTTCCAGTAATTGTTAATTTATTAGGCCATCGATCAATTTTAAATGTTTTAATAAACCAATCATCAAAATTATCAAATATAACTGCTTGATGCATAGATCTTTTCTGAGATTCAATTTCTTTTCCAAAAAGATAAGTATCTCCATTATTACCAAAAGACCATATTATTTTTATATAAGCGTTTGATTCTTTCTCTCTATTAAATCTTTCACGTGTAATCCATTCTGGCTTATAAATATCATAATTATATTTTCCATCGATAGCATCTTTAATTAATTCACATATTCCTGAACGCAATTCATTGTAATGAAATTCTTTATAGGACTTCGATCTATGTTTTAACATAAAATGACTAACAGAAAATCCACCTCCAAATAGATCATAAAAATGATCAGCGTTTGGAAAGTATTTTGCTATTTTATCAATTATTTTAGATTTAGAACCTTGATAAGGAATACCATATTTAATATTTCTTCCTGGCTCTAAAATCATAGAGCTTCTCCACAGTGAGGACATGTCTTTACTTTTTTATTAGACTCTTCTTCACTATCATCATCGGGATTAAATTCTTTGTCGTTAAAATCTAAAGTGAAGTTCTTTAATCCGAGCATATCAATATTAAATTCTGGTCCTAAGTCTGGAATAACTGCACTGATACCGGTTAAATCAAGTTCAGCCCATAATGCCACTGCATTGTCGCTTGTAACAAAAGCATAGAATTGTTCATCACTATCAAAAGTTTGATATACGACTGGGAACTCTTTTATTCCTGCTCTTATGGCTGCAAGTTTTCTACCATGACCTGCGGCTATACAATCTCGTTCTTTATCGTAAATAATTGGATGACGAATACCTTGGTACTTATAGATCTCAGCAAGTCTTTCTATCTGATCACTACCATGCTTGTTAGGATTCTTTGCATAGTCTTTTAGGTCTTTAGGATTTACAAGAGAATCGAATTTACAATGGATCTCTATTTTACTCATTTAATTTACAACTCCATTTTACAAAATAAGCAATTATACTAGTATTTAAGCAATTAAACAATGCGCGTCAATACTTACTCAGGCTTATTATTATGTTTCGCAATTAAATCATCAAGACTATCCATGAGCTCGCGAAGAGCTATACGAGCGAAATCTTGGATCTTAAGCCTTGAATCAACTTCCTTAAGTTTCTTCTTAACTAAGAGCCATCTTTGTAACTCTAGATAGGTAAAACAAATATGAATTGGATGCTTAATTACTTCTCTCTCTATGAAAGCCGTATCAAGGGACTCGATTGATTTAATTGATTTTAAAGTTTTTAAATTTGTCATATAAATTATAAAAACAAATTAACTTGATTTTGTAAACAATAATTGAAAATATATATTTATTAAAGAGGTTTAAATGAAAATAGGAATCATCGGTATTGGTGTTGTTGGAGGATCTTTAGTTAAATGGCTTATCTCAAATACTAAGCATTCAATTGCTCGTTGGGATCCTTATAAAGGTTTTACAGAAGATCTATCTGGATCAGAGGCGATATTTATTTGTATTCCTGTTAAACCTAATGAAACCGGACAAGCTGTTTCAGAACTTGAATCTACTGTAAAGTTCGCAAAACAATTTACAAATAAAGTATTCATTAGATCAACTGTACTACCAGGAACAAATGACTTACTTGAAACAATCTCTTGCCCTGAGTTCTTAACGGCTCGAGTAGCTGACAAGGAAATGGAAAGAATTCCAATTCTTGTTGGTGAATGTAATCCTTTTTTAATATCTGAGATATTTCCTAAAAAAGAAATAACGATGGTTAAGAATAAAGAGGCCGAATTAGCTAAGTTTGCCCATAACTGTTTTGGCGCTATGAAAGTAACCTTCTTTAATATGATCTATAATATTTCAAAATATTTAGAGATTGATTATGAGAAAGTTCTAGGTGGAATTTTAATGTCAGGTTTTATAAATAAACCTCACACACAAGTACCAGGACCAGACGGAAAATGTGGATATGGAGGAGCTTGCTTTCCTGAAAATATGGAAGCATTAGGTAATTATTTTGAAAGTAAAGGATTCGATGAATATTCAGAATTGTTTAAATCAGTAATAGAATTAAATAGAACTAATAGAGAAATGTATTAAATGAAAATCCTTTATAAAAAGGATACTAAAGCGTACTGCAAGCATTGTATGGACTATGTATTTCAATTTAATAAAGATATTTATAGTGGTGACAAAATTTCTGCCACACAGATATATCAAAATGAGGGACAAGCTCCATGGAGAAATGGGGAACAAATGATATGTAGAAAATGTAAAAAGAATTTTAATGAGAGTTCATTGATTTTTGATCAACCAATTGGTTATGTAACTGCAGATATCAAAGAAAGTGATATTGTGAGCATCGATGTACAGGCTTTAAATAAAAACATTACTCAACTTATTTCCAAAACGAGACTGGATCAATGAAAATTCTAGTAACTGGTTGTTTTGGATTTATTGCCTCTAACTTAATTCCATTCCTTTTAAATAAAGGGAACATCGAAGTCATAGGCATAGACAACCTACTTAATCCTTCGATTGATCCAAGCTCTAGAATTAAATCAAATTGTAATCCAGGATCATGGGAAAGATTTAGATTCTGGAACGCTGATATAAGAGACTTACAAAATATTTACTCAATTCTTATTAATGAAAAACCTGACTATGTGATTCATTTAGCAGCTCTTGGTTCTGTTCCAAGGTCTTGGGATCAACCAGGGATTGTCACAGATATAAACGAGCGTGGGTTTATTAATATGCTTCAAGCCTCAACAGCAACTAATGTAAAGAGATTCGTATTTGCATCTTCAAGTTCTGTTTACGGTCCTACAGATAAGAATATTAAATGGGAAGGTTCCCAATTATTCCCCGCAAGTCCCTATGCTCTAACTAAAGTAAACAATGAACGTTTCTGTGATCTATGGTGTGGAAATATGGGAATGGAATGGATGGCATTAAGATTCTTTAATGTCTATGGTCCAGGACAGAGATTTGATTCTAATTACTCAGCAGTAATACCAAAGTTTATTCGAGAAGATAAAATAAGTATTAATGGTGATGGTCTTACGATTAGAGACTTCACCTATGTTAGTGATGTTTGTTATTATTTATTTCAAAGTCTTATATCTAAAAATCATGGTATTGCTGTAAATATTGGATCAGGATTCGGGACAAATTTAAATAAACTCGCTGAGATTATATCTGATAGATACAAAAAAGAAATAATTTACAGAGATCCACGACCTAATGATGCAAAGATATCAATCGCAGATACGGCAAGACTCTTTGAAACATTAGGAGAAATTAAACTAACCTCAATAGAAACAGGCCTATCTAAAACTATGGACTATTACGATTCTCTATGAGTAAAGGAAGAACTAAGACTTCATTTAAACGTGGAGAAAATGGTTATCAAAAAACCGTACCGAAAGACTTACAAGAGGCACGTAAACTTACTAAAGTAGAAATTGAGTTAATATTAAATAAATATCTTCACATGCCAATCGGTGAGTTGATGGCTCAAGTTAAAGATCCAATGAAGCCAACTCTTGAAGTCTTAGTAATGTCCGTTCTAATTACTGCGATTAAAAAAGGTGATCACGACAAATTAAATTTTGTTTTTGATAGATTAGTTGGTAAAGTTAAAGATAATGTTGACCATACAATTAAATTATCGTTTCATGAGCAGTGTGTCGATTTTATCGAATCAATCGAAGCAAAATACGACCGAATCGAATAGAGAGGAGAGATTACAATGCCAAAGAAAACAAAAGCTACAAAAACAAAACCAGTTAAGAAAATGGCTAAGAAAAAAATGGCCACTGATAAAATGCCTTGTAAGGAAATGTCTAAAAAGAAGTAATCTAAAGAAGGCTGGCTCTTTAGCGTTCCATTCCGTTGAGGAGTCGGCCTTGATATGAATGACCGAATAAAAAAACTATTAGTAAGTAAGTCTTGGCGTTTAAAAAATCTCTATAAAATAGTTGATAAGCATGGAAAAAAAGTAAACTTCACGCCTAACTCAGTTCAAAAATTAATTAATCTAGAAACTGCAAATAGAAAAATAATACTTAAGGCTCGTCAATTCGGAGTATCTACAAACGAACTAATTAAGATGCTCGACTTCGTTTGCTTTAAACGAAATATGACTGCTTGTATAATAGCACATGAGAACGATGCCATAGCAAAGTTATTTCGAATAGTTCGTCACGCCTATGAAAATATGCCAGATGATATTAAACCAGAACCATCTAAGGGAGGCGGATCAATATATGAACTCTACTTTCCTAAAATTAATTCACGGATTTACTGTGATCTAGAGTCTCGTGGTAATACTAATCAGTGGCTTCACGTATCAGAAGCAGCATTCATGAAAGACTCATCTAAACTTAAATCCACTCTTCAATCAGTACCATTAGGAGAAGGAATAGTAACAATAGAGACAACTCCGAACGGATTAGGGAACTATTTCTATGATCTTTGGAATGATAAAGATTCTACTTATAAAAACCTTTTTTATCCTTGGTATGTATTCCCATCTTATCGTTTATCTACGAAAGAAAATATAATTATTACAGAAGAAGAGATTATTTTAAAAGAAAAGGCTAAAAGACTATTTAATATAGACATAGATAATGAACAAATTGCATTTAGAAGGTTTAAAAAATCAGAATTAAAGCCATCAAGCCATGACAAGACTAGAGTAACATTCGAGCAAGAATATCCAGAGGATGAAGAGACTTGTTTCTTAGCAAGTGGTCAGAGGGTTGTTGATCCAATGACAATTCTAGATCAAAGGCAAATGGCAAAGAAGCCAATACTAGAAAAGGATGGTTTTGTTATTTATGATAAACCTGATAAAAATAAAATCTATGTCTGTGGTGCTGACGTTTCAGAAGGTATATCAAAAGACTTTTCAAGTGGCGTATTGATGGAACTTCGTACAAGAGAAGTTGTTGCAACTATTCGGGGAAAATATAAACCAGAACATTTCGCAGATAAACTTGCATATTTATGCATGCAGTATGTAGCTCCAGGAAAACCTCCTCCAGAGCTAGCTGTTGAAAGAAATAATCATGGTCATACTGTACTTTTTCGACTCTATGATCATTGTAAGTACAGAAACATCTATCTTGATAAAGATGATGAGCGCCCAGGATGGAAAACAACTGCTATTAGTAGACCGATTATGATCGATGAGTTCATAGATGCTTTTGAAAATAAAATTATAAAAGTAAATGACGAAATAATATTAAATGAAGTTCAAACTTTAGTTGATAACAACGGGAAGATTGAGGCTGCCTCTGGCAAGAATGATGATACAATCATCGCCTGTTCAATAGCATTGCAATTATGCAAAAAATCAAGCATCATTGATTTGTACGATGACATTGAATCTAAAATAATTATATAGATAAACAAAATATATTTATACGTGAGGACTAATGGCTGAAGAATTAAATAAACCTTTTGAACCAACAAGTTCTCAATCAGAAAATTTAATTTCAGAAGCTTATTTTGGTCTAGCAGAAGAGACTTATTTTAAATCACCATTAGTACAAAATTCTTATAGAGCACCTTATAATCCCGATGATCTATGGCAAAAAACAGGTGATTACACTATCTATGAAGAAATGCTACAAGATGATCAAGTATCAATTTGCTCAAAACTTAAGAAAGATCTTATTCTAGGTAGTGGTTTTGATATTGTTCCAGACGGTGATGAAGATCAAGAAGACATCATTGAATTCTTACATAAGTCATTTTCTCAAGAAATGGACTCAATATTTGTAAATAGACTAGAGGAAATGCTTCAATGCTATGACTTTGGCTTTTCTTTAACTGAAAAGATTTTTAAAAAACTTCCTAACGGATTTATTTCTCTAAGAGAATTAAAGACAAGACATCCAAACTCATGGTTACTTTATCAAGATGATTTCGGCAATGTAACAAAGTTTGAACAGTCCACAGTTAAAGGAAATATCGACGTATCTTCTCAAAAACTAATCCACATGATAGCAAACGAGAAGTTTCAAAACCCTTACGGGACCTCTGATCTTCGAGCTTGTTACAATGCTTATTTTGCTAAAAGACAAGTGATTCGATACTATGCAATATTTATGGAAAAATCTGCTTCCCCAATTCCAGTTGCACGATATGATAAGAATGCGCCTCAGTCTGCTGTCGATAAAATCTTTAATATTATAAAAAGATTTCAAACAAAAACGGCGATCGCCATACCTAAAGAAATAGAGCTAGAATTCCTAGAGTCCAAGAGTGCAGGCGAGGCCTATTCAAAGGCAATCAATATTTTCAATATGTTTATTGGAAGAGCATTATTTGTTCCTGATCTTTTAGGTTTAACTGGAAGTGAAACTGGAGGAGGATCGTTTTCTCTAGGAAAAGAACAGATAAAAATATTCTTTATGCACATTAATAGAAGACGTAATTATCTAGAGCAGATAGTACAAAAACATTTTATCGAACCAATTGTTAAATATAACTTTGGTGAATTAGAATACTATCCTTGTTTTAAATTCAAACCTCTTGATGACATGGAAGCTGTAGAATTGGCTAAAGTATGGTTAGATGCTCTTAAATCAAAAGTATTTAAACCTAGCGAAGAAGAAGTAAATTATTTTAGATCTCTTTGTAAATTCCCTGAGGGCGAAGTTGAGTTCCAAGAACCAGCTCCACAAGTTATTCCTGGTCAACCAATTCAAGCAAAAGAAATGCCTGAAATGGATGACATGGAAGATATGGACGAAAAAGAAACTGAAATGGAAATGGATAAAAAGGAATTTGGGAAAGTCTATAATCTTCCTAAAGGTGATTATTATAAAAAAGTAGATTTTAAAGCCATGGAAGCCAAACTTGATGACTATGATAAAAGCGTAGTTAAAGAGGCCCAACCTGTTATTAATAAAATCTATAATGATATTTATGATCAAATAGCTAAGAAGAAAATCTTAGACAAAAAAGATATTACCAAAGTCGAGACTATAAAAGTTAAGTACCTAAAAGAATTAAAAACAATACTTAAGTCTAGCTTCATGGGTATTTATAAAGATGGTCAAACTCAAGCTCAAAGCGAATTATTTAAAGCTAATTTTAGACAACCTACAACTTCGGAAGAGTTCTTAAAAGTCTTAGAAGACGAGACTTTTGCTTATATTGGAGATTGGGAATACAATGTCACTAAAGCTGTTAGAAACCAGTTAACAATAGCTATTAAAGAAGGAAAACCTTTATCTGTTGTAATGGATATTTTAGACGACGAAGGAAAAAAACTAAGTGAGCAAAGTTTAGAGAGATATGCTAGAACTAAACACACAGAAGTAATGAATAGAGGTCGCCTAGAGTTCTTTGAATCAAGTGATGTTGTTTCGGCTTATCAATACTCTGCAATTTTAGATGATAGAACTTCTGAGATTTGTCGTGGTTTACACGGTAAGATATTTAAAGCAGGAACAGAGCCAGTGCCTAGCCTCCACTTTAATGCATTATTAGAAGGCTCATTAATATCAACGAAAAATGGTTATCAACAAATAGAAAAAATTAAAATTGGAGATGAAGTTTTAACTCATAAAAATAGATACCAAAAAGTTTATGATACTATGTCAAAATTTGAAGATAAGGAATACTATGAAATAGAATTAGATAATGGACAAAAAATAAATATAACAGGCGAACATCCAATATTAACATTTAGAGGTTGGATTAGAGCAGATCATTTAATGATTTCAGATGATATTATTTGTTTTGAGGACATTTCTAATGAAGTTCAAATTTAAATACCTTTTATCTATTCTTAATGTTTTAAAGCCTTTTTTTAAAAGAAATTTATCTCTTATTTTTGATCGTTTTTTCTTTTCTAAACCCCACTTTCCAGTGCTATCTATTTCTAAACAAACATTAAAATCAATTAGAAAAAAATCTATTACATATCTTTCAATTGGAAATTGGAAAATATATCTAACATTTAATTCATCCAAATATTTCATTGTTAATAATTCTTGTGGATATGGATTTTCAGAAAAATATTTAGCAACAGACTTGCTCATCTTATTTCTAATTGATCGCTTAAAAACAGGATTTTTTAATTTCATTCTTTCACTATGCATTTTTGCAAAAGAAGAATTTTCTTTTCTTAAACCAAAAGCCCAGTGGTTTTCTCCTGAAACCTTTCCTGATTCTTGTACAATCTTTCTAGCTTCCTTTGGATTGCGCAATTTTAAACCTAGTTTTTTTGCTTGTCTTTGGAAAGTATCACGAGAAACTCCACATCTATTGCTTAGCTCTAAAATAGTAATTCTATCTTTTAAATGTAAAAGATTAATTACATTAGCAAAAGACATATTAAAATATTTTTCTATTTTATCTAATCCTGGATTCATCCTAACCTCATTTATATTGTCGGAGAATGTATGTCAAGAATAAAATCTATAATTAAAAAAACAATTAAAGATGAAAAACTATATAATTTAGCAGTAGAAATTGATGAGTCTTATGTAGCTAACGATATAGTTGTACACAATTGTCGATCAACTCTTATTCCTATTACTAAATATGAAGAATATGAACCGGATACTCACGTGGGAAAGACACCAATTCAAGAATTTATTGAAAAGAATATAGGTAAAGGTTTTGCAACAAAATAAATTATTTAAGAGGAGTGAAAAATGTCAATAACAACAAGAGAAGCGGTAACATACACGCTTTATTCTACGTCAGCAGCTCTTACGGCGGGATTTACAAGTACATCGTTTAATAAAGATTTTATGAGTAGCTATGCTGTCTTAGCAAAAATTACAATTAATACAACGACAAGCTCTGTGGTTATGGCTTTAGAAGCCTCTATCGATGGAACTAATTATAAAGGTATCGACGGATCAACGACTACGGTGAGTTCAACTGGCTTGACTATGTGGGAATATAGATGGCCTGCACATAATTATGTTAGAATGTTTTGTACTGCAACGACAGCTAATTTCAACGCTACTGTTACGGCAAGAAGTGTGGAGTTATAATTATGGGTGAGTTTATTAAACTTCCAGCAGAATCAACTTTAATAAGAGTAGATCAATTCTCAAGTTCTGGTACTTGGACAAAGCCTTCGTGGGCAAGAACAGTTCAAGTCATTGGAGTTGGAGGAG